GGACACAGCGGTTTAATTGTATTAGACTTCGACCACATTGATGTTCAAGATTACAAGTCTCTCTTAGGTACAGACGAACACATTCGTGCATGTTGGGTTTCTCCAAGCGGAGATGGACTCAAGGCTCTTGTTCGTATATCCAATCCTGAACGCCATCGCGACCACTTCCGCGCATTACAATCTTACTTTGAAAGAAACTATGGGTTAGAAATAGACCCCTCGGGCGTCAATGTTGCGCGCGCGTGCTTCGAGAGTTACGACCCAGACTTGATAAGCAACGAGTCTTGCAAAACATTCGGGGCTATGTTGACTGAACGTAGTGAACATCAAGAGGTTATTAAGCAAGAGTCTTATACCGACTACGAAAAGTTAGACATCATCGTTCACATGATTCGTAAGGCCGAGGATGGGGACAAGCACAACGTACTCTTACGCGCGTCCATATTGTGTGGTGGATACATCAGCGCAGGACGTATGGAAGAGGATGAAGCGCTTCGAGTAATGGAGCGAGAACTCTCACGCAAGGGTGTAGACAATATGGAACTTGCGAGAAGGACAATGGCTGACGGAATAGACCGAGGCAGGAACATGCCTATTCGTGAGGTCATTGATGATGAGAATAAGATTCGTAGAGAAATGCGAATCAATGACGGAGACATGTCCTTTATATCTTCTGACCATAGCGATCTGGAATGGATAAACAAGTTTGCAAACGGAGAGATAGAGAAGGGGGTGACCACAGGTTTCAAACATCTTGACAAATACTTTGTGTTCAAGAAAGAGTTCACCATTATTAATGGTCACAGCAATGTAGGTAAAACCACTATGGCTCTTTTCCTTATGTGCTCTGCTTCCGTCATACATAATTGGCGTTGGATAATCTACTCCTCCGAAAACAAAACGGCCGCGATTAAGATGAGGCTAATGGAATTCTTAGTAGACTTACCAATAACCGACATGCATTACGAGGAACGCGTGGCTGCATACAAGTGGGTGAACGAGCACTTTACTATCATCAATAACTCTCAGGTATACAGTTACACTGACCTGCTTGTGTTTGCAGAAAAACTAATTCGTCAAGAAAAGTACGATGGATTTTTAATAGACCCTTACAACTCTTTAAAGACTACCATATCTAAGAACGCTCAGTTGTCTTCGCACGAATACCACTACGAGGCCGCATCAGAAATGCTTACGTTCAGCGTTAATAACAACATCGCTGTATGGTTGAATACTCACAGCGTTACTGAGGCTCAAAGAATGAAAGGAGAGGACGGACTACCCGTTGCTCCGAGTGCTGCGATGACTGAAGGCGGATCTAAGTTCGTGAATAGGGCCGATTGCTTCTTGACGTTCCATAGAAAAGTTCAGGCAGATGACTACTACATACGCAATCGCACGGAGATACATGTGCGTAAGCAACGCAACCAAGAAACAGGAGGCTCGCCCACTCCATACCAGGATCCTGTGGTGTTAGAAATCAATTCATCTCGCACGGGATTCACGGAACTTGCATCAGGTGTGAAAAATTTTAAACCATTAGCGTACAAGAATAGCACTTTAGAGTTATATTAGGGTGTGATTACTTATGAAGAAGTTACTGTAAGCCTGCCTAAGCCCCCGTCTTTAAATCAATTTTATTCGGGGAGACATTATGCTGTCCGTAAAAAGTATAAGGATAAGTATTGGAAGCAAATTGAAACAGCAATGGACAAGTTGGACAAGTTCTCTATGGACACTATGTCTATTGATGTTTCGTACAATTGTAGGTTTGATGTTGATAATGCTATATGTTGCTGTAAGTTTTTGGCAGACTACTTGCGTAATCATGGGTACATCAAGGACGATAGTCCAAAGTTTTTTACATCACAATCAACTAAGTACGACCCCTCTTTGGATAAAGATGAGTTCGTAGCAAAGATAAAGTGCCATGGATATAGACTCGCTGAGTAAGGTTTACTTTCTGGCTACAAGCAGGATACAGGAGACTGCTACTGACTTGTATGAAAGCCTGCATAGTAATGGAGGATGCCCGAGAACGGACGCGGAAAGTTTACACAACACTATACGCAAGCACAAAAGAAGTATAGATTCGGAATTTGATTTAATTAGGTCTGCGCTATTAGAGTATTATGATAACACTGATATACCTTGATTCCCTTAGTGGTATTAACTACCACAGAGTAATGACACCTTTCCTTAGATTAAAACACGATCAGGGACTCAACATTCACTTCATTCAAAACTTCAACGACTTAAAGGAATTTGATTTAACAAAAGTCAAAAACCTTGTCACGACAAGAAGGGTGTCGGTAAGTAATCATCAGGCGTTTAAGAAGTTTTTAAAAGACAATGACGTTAAACTAATTCTTGACAACGATGATTATTGGATTCTCCCTTCCGATAACCCCGCCAAAGAATGGTACAAGAAAGTTGAAGCAGACAATATCAAGAACACCATTAAGATTGCAGACGAAATCTGGAGCCCATCGAAGTTCTTGATTAAGGAAATGCGTAAGATAAACAAGTCCGCTGTATACAGGATAGTTCCCAATACTGTTTACACAGAGGAAAAGCAGTGGAAGGATATACAAAAGGACAATCCAAAAGACTACAAGGTAAGGTTCGGTTATCTCGGAGCAAACGGTCATCAAAAAGACTTGGATGAAATGGGGATGACCTTTGAAGACCACGAATTGTACTGCATGAACCTTATGGATTACAGAGAGAGATTAAAAGCAAAGTACGGAATCAATGCTACTGATATTACACAATATGGACAGTTGTACAAGTTCTTCGATGTATCATTAAGCCCGCTAAAGAACTCTAAATTTAACCGATGCAAATCGGAACTCAAAGTAATTGAAGCAGGGTTCACTAAGACTGCAATCATAGCATCCAACGTAACGCCATATAAGGAGGTTATAAAGCACGGAGAGACAGGTATCCTATGTAGCACTCCAAAAGAATGGAAGGAGGCCGTAGAAGGCATGACATTAGGTAAGGCATGGAGGCTTGCCGAGAACCTGCATAAGTATTGCAAAGAACATTACGACCTTTCGGATATAAACAAGATTAGACTTGAAGGACTGCAATGAAAACCCTACACATACCGCCGTACCTAAAGAGTTATGCTCACGACCTTGCAGTCATTAGAATCAAGGACAACAAAGACAGATACAAGGACACACATAAACACAGACCAGGTTACAAGAAGTCATTACTATTGGGTAGCGTGTCAAGAGAATACTACACGGAGTACGTGGGCATACTCGGAGAGTTGCTTGTTAGACATTACTTAGAGACAAGCGGTGAGGTTATACGTTACACTGCATCTACCCTAATTAAAAAAGGCACAAACATAACTGACGACTCAGACATTGTAGCATATTCTTTAGAGACGAGTTATCGAATCAGTATAAAGACTTGTGAGCAAACATTCAAGGCAAACAAGAAGGCAATGGACAGCGAAGAATGTGACATTGTATTATTCATTAAATTTGCATCAAGCGAAACCTATACGCTCGCTCACTTTAAGCCAAGTCAAGTTCGTTCTTGGAAGGTGGTAGAAAAAGCATTCTCTCCCTATTATGAATTACCCGCCGACACATAGGTGTAGTAAATGTAAAAAAAACAAACCCAAATCTTCCTTTCATATAGACAGGAGCAGACCTTCTGGTCTTCAGCGTTATTGCAAAGAATGCAAGAAGAAAAAAAACGAAGGGAAAGTACCAGGAGAGTATGTTGTTTACTACCTACCAAAAGAAAGATACGTGGGTATGACTAAGAACTATCAACGACGAGTGTCACGACACAAAGAATTAGGGAGAAACACAAAGTATGCGTTTGTTGTACTAAAAACTAAGAACGTAAGACTCGCTCACTTAGTGGAAACCTTGTTACATATTATAGGGTTCAACGGCTTTCGTTATTAATAATTATGGTATCTTCGATGCCCCCACAATTCGGTGGGATACAACCAATTTTTTATCGCTATTATGAAAGAAGACTTCGACAAATTCGTAGAGGACTTGACGTCCGCAGAACAGCCAACTTGCAACCTTGAAAACCCAGAAGATTGTGAAGCGTGTGGGTCTTGATTAAGAAAATAGTTTCTTATTTAAAACCAACAAACAAAGAAGTAGTAGCAGTAGAAAAAAAGAAAACTTGTAAACCTTGTTGTACCACTTGTCGCTGTCCTTCACAATGATGGACGGCACAGGAACTTCTACTACCTGAACGATGGTGTCTGAATCACAGATAGCATCAACCCTTATCGTGTCGTGTGACCGAATTAATTTTACCCTTAGTTTATCCTTAGTGATTGTGATAGTATCACGTTGTTTCAGCGTGATAGTATCACGCACTAACACTGGTGCAGTTACAATGGTATCCACCACAGCAACCGTGTCTGCGCTCAGTATAGTTGGGTCTTTCTTTATTGCTTTCTTTAGGTGCCATTGCGCTCCGCAACTGCTCAATAACACGGTCATGATTAATACGTGTAGCCATTTCATTGTTTTTCTTTTTTAATCATAGACATCAAAGAGCCTTGCTTGGAACGTAATGCTACCTCGTTGTCTCTGTAAAGTATGAAGGCAAATATAATTAGAACAATCATTATGGAGAAGAACGTAGGTACCATCCAGTACTGCCATTCAGTAGCAGATAAACCCTGCTTATCTTCTACACCACCTCTCCAACTATCCTCGTGGTCTTTGTGTACGTAGATGTATCGCATCTGGCTCATGTCATAATCCACCGCAACGCTGTCCTCGTATCCTTTTGCCCAGATCCTTACGCTATCTGCCCAACTATTCTTTGCTTTCTGCGGCA